AAATAGTCTGTCAGCACCAAACTTAACCAGTTGGCAATACAAAGCATGCCACTCTGGAGATTGAGCGATCAAACCTGGACATCCCTCAAAAGTATCATGATTCAACTGCATGAGTCGAATGATACCCAAAAAGAGTTGTCTAGCTATGATTGTAAAATCCAGTGGCGAAGCTGAAAAGATTCTATATGCACCAGTGGCAATTTTCTTTGCTGAAACAGCCTCATCTTTAACACAACAGTTAAAAACAGGACTAGCTCTTTCACCTGAACAATATTTGGAGCGGATAACTTCCACTCTATTCATAATTTCAGGGGTGAATGTGATTGGATCAGCATTGAGTTCAGTTTTCTCTAGTATTTCTGTAAATTTCTTCTTGGTTGTTAACCAAGGAAACCCAGCACTTGTACTACGAGGTAGTGAATCAATAAAAGCAATACCATCAACACCGTTGATTGCTACCTCCAGGGGTACTGGATGCACCAATTTTTCAAGGGTGGATTGTGATATCGATTTAAGAATGTCCTTTAAGTAGCTTTCCTTCGCCATTTTAAGATGGAGAGGGTTAAAGTTACGAATTGGATGGGTACTTTGCTCTAAAGACAAATACCATGGTTTGTATGAATCGAGATCTGGTCTATGTACGAGTTGCTGATAACCATTCTCAATGAAATACTGTTTCATAAGATGATTACACACTTTCGATTTAGTGTGGGCCCGTGGTACATTTAATGAACCATAGATACGAAGGGTAGAGTTCTCCAAATACCTTATTGGACTTTTCCTATGTATGGTGGAGTGAAGTGTTACTTTGCGTGATTCACTATCCAAGGGTCTAACAGAATGCGATAGTACGCTAAACTTTCCAGTGTATCTTTCGAGTAGAGGCTCTAATAGGTCGAGATAAAGACCGTGAGAGTAACCTATACAATACTCACTTACATCTAGAATAGATTGCCAAGGTTCCAAATCATTAGAGGAACCAGCACAGTGCATGCCTGTCAAAAGGTAACATTTGTCATCAGGTGATAGGATACACACGGCAGAACCGCATGCACCATTCTTGAGTGCAACCGCAGCCTTATATTTAAGACCACGAACTTTAACACCTTGTATCTCAGTATTTATAGAGTCACACTGTGTAATTGTGGTTGAACCTGATAAACCAGATAAAGCGCGATATTGCATGATAGCATTACCACGCCAAGGAAATTCCACTTTTGGAATGTATTTCAGAATATTGGCACACGGATTTGATCCACGAAGTTTAAATATACATATATCACCATTATGGGTGAAGTCACTATTAGCAACCCTAAATGACGTGTTTGGAGAAACAGTACAATTGGGTGCAAATGTAACATCAAGTGTAACAAAGCCAGTATCATCGAA